AAACTAATCCAAAAAATTATCAGCGCTTAAATCTAAACACTCAGCGCTCCGCTATTCTCTACCAATGAAATACAACCTATGGTTGCGCTTCGCTAACCACGAACCGAGCGCCGTGTCAATGTGACATAGTGTCGCAGGCAAGCTGCGACAAATTGACGCGCGACAAAATGTCGCACGGCTTGCGACCCGTGGGCCCACCCGCCCCCGCCCACCACCCACGCTACGCGTCGCTCCGCAGACCGCTTCGCGGATCTGCGTCGCTCCGCTCCGCGGCTCGCGTTGCGTCAAGCAAAGCTTAACGCTGACGCTTCGCGATGTGTAGCTTCGCTACACTCTAACCGCTGATCGCTACGCTCGGCATACCGCTTCGCGGTACGCCTCGCTCCGCTCCGCGGAGCGAGAAGCTTCGCTTCTCTAAGATCTTGCTAGTTACACTAGCAAGATCTTACTAGATTGAATTAAGATATACATCGTGTCGCTCAGCAACCAGCTTCGCTGGTCGCTTCGCTCCACGTTAGGGGTCCCTGACCGTTCTAGAAACTAAAACTTTCTAGACCCCCCACACCCCCTTTTAGGGGGCTAGCTTGCGAACTTGACTATAGATTGTCTGTTTTAGACATGTACTTGCTAAAAATAGTAAATGAGACTAAACTAAGGGGGTACCCATAAAAAAACAAGTTTCGGTGCAAAACAGAGTCTTAAAAAATTCTGCAAAAAATTATATGAAACAGGAAGACATTAATAAATTACCCCCTGACGTAAAAAAAGATTTCATGAAGTATGCTATTAAGTTAGCTGAGAAGAAAACCCAATCCGCGGCACACGATGATTTCTTAACTTTTACCAAACATGTATGGCCTGAATTTATAGAAGGCAAACATCACAAAATTATTGCGGAAAAATTTAACCGTCTGGCAAAAGGAGAAGTTAAGCGATTAATTATCAACATGCCACCTAGGCATACCAAGTCAGAGTTTGCATCTAATCTATTACCAGCATGGATGGTAGGACGTAAACCAGATTTAAAAATTATCCAAACAACCCACACCACAGAACTTGCTTTACGATTTGGTAGAAAAGCAAAGAACTTAATTGATAGTCCAGAGTATCAACAACTATTTAAAACAAGACTTAAAGAAGATTCTCAAGCTGCAGGAAAATGGGAAACAGAACAAGGCGGTGAATACTACGCAGCCGGCGTTGGATCTGCCATCACGGGCCGTGGTGCGGATTTACTTATTATTGATGACCCACACTCGGAGCAAGATGCGTTGAACGTGGATGCATTAGAGAAAGCTTATGAATGGTATACATCTGGTCCTCGTCAAAGATTACAGCCGGGTGGAGCAATTGTTGTTGTAATGACAAGATGGTCTATGAAGGATTTAACCGGAGCGTTGTTAAAATCACAAAAAGAATTAAAAGCTGACCAATGGGAAGTTGTAGAATTTCCAGCAATACTTCCAAGTGGTAAACCTGTATGGCCGGGATATTGGAAACTAGCTGAATTAGAATCTGTTAAAGCATCTCTATCAGTTGGTAAGTGGAGTGCACAATGGATGCAAAATCCTACATCAGCAGAGGGTTCTATTATTAAACGAGAGTGGTGGAAGGTTTGGGATAAGAATTATATACCTCCACTTCAACATATTATTCAAAGCTATGATACAGCATTTCTAAAAAAAGAAACTGCCGATTACTCTGCCATTACAACTTGGGGTGTTTTCTATCCTGATGCAGATAGTCCAGCTAACTTACTATTGCTTGATGCAGTCAAAGAAAGACTAGAATTTCCAGAACTCCGTAAGAAAGCCTATGAACAATTTAAGTATTGGAATCCTGAAACCGTTATTGTAGAAGCCAAAGCATCTGGACTTCCCTTAACTTATGAGTTGCGAAAGATGGGGATACCTGTTATAAATTTCACTCCTAGTAGAGGTAATGATAAACATGCTAGGGTTAACTCCGTTGCACCACTTTTTGAGAGTGGTATAATATGGGCACCTGAAGATAAATTTGCAGAAGAAGTAATTGAAGAATGTGCTGCATTTCCCTATGGAGATAATGACGATTTAGTAGATAGTACAACCCAAGCTGTTATGAGATTTAGACAGGGAGGATTTATAGGACACCCAGAAGATGAAAAACAACAAGAACAATTTAAACAAACCAATCACGAGTATTATTAATGGCGACTAGTATTATTAATCAAAATTTACAAAACCTTCAAGATCCTGAAACAGAATTTGGTTTAAGACCAAATACAGATGATCCAATGCCTCTTGGTGTTGCTATGATGCCTGAAGGTGTTCGAAGTGTATATGATGTAGCTTCTAATTATAATCGTGCTAACAATTTACAAAACAATGATACCTCTGGTGGTTATCTTTCTAACTTAAGACACGGAACAGCTGCTTCACAAATGAGAGATGCTTTAGGTGGAGGACCGTT